GTGATAACCTGGCTGTAGTCTTGCGAAGTAAACCTTGTTGCCACTGCTTTGCTCTTCAATCCCAATATCAACGTAGTTAGTTGTGCCAATGTTTTTTATAAACAGTATGTCACCTACGGCATATACAAAGGAAGGATTTATCTCGTTATCAATGTCATCTACGGTTGTGTCAATCGTAGTAGAGCCTGTGTCCTCTGGCGTATCAAAGTCACCCAAGTCGTCTTCATAAGACTCTAAGATACGAGACTTGCGCGTAATCCCAGTAACGCTGCTGTTAATGACAACCTCTGTTGTTACCTTTACTTCGTTAGCCATTGGCTTGAACCACTCCTAGTTTTTGTAACTCTTGTGCATACATCGCATCGTAATACTGACGATCTGCGGTAAGCGATTGGATCTCGAGCGTCTTACGTTGCATTTTGTCGTTTGCTTCGCTGACCTTGCTTTGAAGCTGTAAGCCATAAGACTGTAGCTCTTGCCCGTAAGTCTGAATCTCAGTTCCAAAGCGTTCTAATTCAAGTCGGTATTCCGATACTTCCTTCTCAAGCCTGCGGGCTTCATCTTGTATCGCAAGATTATCAGTACGCTGAGCCGTCTCGACAAGTCGCTCTTGTGTAAGCTGTGCTTGCGATATAGCTTTTTGTACTTCTATCTGATGCTCATTAAGCTCGGCCTGATACAAGCTCAGATATGACTGGTACTCGCTTATTTGGGCTTCAAGCGTACGGGCTTCGTTCTGTACGTTTACGTCTGTTTCAAGCTGTGCGTTTGCCCTAAGCTGCTCTAGCTCTATCTGAGTAGCCTGTACAAGCTTCTGTACGTCTGCTTGGTACTTGTTCAGATCTTGCGTGTAGCGATCAAGACTTAGGCGATACGTAGATACTTGCTTTTCTAATTCCTTTGCTTCGTTCTGAAGCGCTACGCTGTCTGCACGACTTGCAATGTCTTGCAGTCTTTTCAGATAAGCATCAACCTTGTTGATCGCGTGGTTGATCGAAGAGTCATACCTACGGGCATTAAGAGCCGTAAACTCATTGATAGCCGTCTGCGATTCTGCTTGGTACTCAGAAAGCTCTGTCTGTATCTGACTTAGATAGGACTGCGCAAGCTCAATATCTCCATTGGTCATAGCCGTATTGAAGTCTGCGTAGCTTACAGATAGAATGGGTAGCGTTATAGACGAAGACGCAAGATCTTGTATGATAGTGTCTACTTCGTCAAGCGCTGCATCAGCCTCGTCGTAGGTGTTGGATGTTACGTCTGTGTACGTAAATATCGGAGCCCCAGGCACGGCAAGCGTATTCGCAAGACTGGTTATAGAGCTTATGTTTATACCAAACACCGTGCTTGCGACAGCGTCTGTGTAAGTAAAGCCTGGGCTGCTTGGTGGGTTAGGCGGCGTTACTGCGCTTATGGACGTTGCCAAAACAGACGTAGGCGTAACAGCATTGAACGTAAGCAACGGAGCCGCAGGCAAATTCGCAATCGGTGACGTTGGAAGCGTCAAGCCCGACGCATCATAGAATGCCGTTGCAAGATCTGCGATGTCAACTTGAATACGATTGGACAGCTCAAACGCACATCCCTTTAACACAAAAAGCTGTAGTGTTCGTCTATCAAATCCGTCTACCGTAGTCTGTGAAATGTCAATGTCACCACCAAACGTCAAGTACCTAATCTTGTAAGAGTCTGCCGCAGGAAATATGCGCGTCTCTCTATTTACACCGTAGTCTACAACGTAGACGGGCGAGTTACTGTCTGCAAAGTATATCGACTGATTGTTGCCATACTTGGAGTGTGACTCACCAAGTCTTGCATACATATCAGACGTTTCGTTAAACACAGATAGGACGCGGTAGTCTGAATCTGTGCCTATGTCTGTGCGGCTAAACACTCCATCCGCTACGGTTGCAACTGTTGCGTTACCCGTAAGCAAATCATCTGGAAGCAATCTAATTAGTACACTTCTTTCTGCACTAAGAACATCCTCAACCTCTGTATCGGTAGATACAAGAGATCCAACATACCCTTCTATTCTTGCTTTCAGATTAGCCATATGCTTGCTAAAAAAATACCCCTACGCCAGCAAAACCCAAAAAGCTGACGTAGGGGCTTGTTCAACCGTTAGGAGAACTTGAGTAGGGCGTGCGTTTCAGGAAGGCTGATCTCAAGACCTGCTTCCGTCAACACCATATCCTTACGACCATCAACGTCGTTGTTCTGTACATTGGTGATGATCTGCGTGTCGCGGTTCTCACCATTGCCAACGAGAGGACGGTACTTCACGTTTGCCATATCGACGGCGATCGCCATATTCTCGAATGGGCCACGGAGTAGTGGTTCCATTACGAAGTTAAGCGATCCGTACATCGTTTCGATCTTCGTAATGTTATGACCGAAGCGACCTTGGCCACTCTGAATATCAAACTTCAGAGCAGTTGGGGCTGACCCAGTTCCCATAACACCAAACGAGTTGGCTAGGAATCCGTCGCCACCGAGCTTCTGGAAGTAGTTCATTACCTTACGAGACGCAAGAACAAGCTTGTTAGGCGAGTTACCAATTTCTGGCGCAAAGAACTCTTCGGTGAAGTCTACGAAGTCATCGTAGCTTGAAGAAGCATAGGTAAACGCTTTGTTGTAACCATACTTCTCAGTGTAAGGAACGATACCGTGGGTGTATCGGGCAGGGCCAGATCCAGACTCATCAGCACGACCTACACCAAACATCAGTGCGTGTTCGATGTCGATCTTGTGCTCTTTGAGCTTCTGGTTCCAGATGCGCATATACTCATCGGGACGACCACGGTAGCGCGTAGCTAGTGCCGTACCAGAGAAAAGAGGCACAGCCGTCTTGAAGATCTGCGTATAACCTTCTCGGTCATAAAGCTGATCTACCCAACCATCGGGTGCCGTTGATCCTTCGCCAAAGGCAGAACCAATGATCTGTCCCTTGTAGCCTTCAACCGAAGCAGTCTTCTGATAGAAGTCTACTGCCGTAAGACCCGTAAGCGTATCGGTGTAACCGCTCGTTCCCGTGATGTCGGATACGTGCGTAACCGTAATGTTTACGGTCGTACCGTCGCCAGAGTCAGAGCCTACGCTGTTGATCGTAGCATACACAAGGTATTCTGGGGTGGCAGTGGTCGCAGATCCTACAGAACCTTGGAGAACGATTCGCTGATTAGCAAGGAAGAAATCAGCCGTACCCGTTACTTGAAACCCGTTGGCATCCTTGCCCAAGTCACGACCGTAGTTGTCTACGGTAGCACCAAGAACGATGTCAAAGGTAGGGGTCGTTTGTAGGTTTTGGTCTAACTTATCGGTTGAAACGATAAAGTTACGACGCTGCCATTGATGACGCTGCTCCAAGAACTTGAACACAGGATCATCCGTAGGGGCTTTAGATAGTTGCGATAGATACGCAAAGAAAGGTGATTCCATTGGCGCAAGTTCTGCGACACGGTCACCAAAATTAAAAATTCGGCGTGAGCTATCAACGCTCACTCCTTGCACCGTATTGGACGGCGTTACTGAGTACTGATTAGCCATTGTATGTCAAGGTTTCGACGCTAGAAGTCGGAGTTCTTTTTCTCCATACCCAGCATCATTTCAAAGAATTGATCCTCTGCTTTTGGCTGAGGAATGCTAGAGTTGCCGACGGTACTAGCTGGCATAGGGAAGTTCACCTGTTGTGGTGCCCTTCTCTGTGGCTGCTGCTGAATACCGTTCTTCATCTTGTATAAAGCCACAACGTCCTGCGGGGTTACTTGATAACCCTGCGCCCATTGAATCACACCAGCAGCTTCCTGTGGGTTTACACCAGACTCTACGAATGAACCATAGATCTGCTGCATTTGCTGCTGCTGCGCCTGGGCTTGGCGCTGTTGCTCCATTTGTTGGATGTAAGGCTGAAAAGCTGATTCAACCTGCTGTCGCGTCGTAGCAATGTCATACTCACGCCGTTCTTCGTAATAGCTATCAAGCTTACTTAGATAAGCGTCGTACTCTTGCTTATAACGCCCAGAAGGACTTGAAGCGTCTACGTCATACGGATCGTAGTCTCTAGGCTTTTCTGGTGCTTTAGGCTTTTCTGGCGGCTCTATCTTTGATTCAGCTGGCGCTTGTGCGTCGCTGGAACCTTGCCGCGAGAGTTCTTGCTCAATGGTCTCATAGACCCTTTTCGCTACAGAAGGATTACCATTGATGTACTCCATCAGTGGCATTACTTCCTTCATACGCGTAAGCTCACTCTGCGCCTTGTCGTATTTGGACTGAAAATCCCGTCGTCGTTTCTCTTCTAACGCAATACGCTCTTCGATTGGTATGTCTTGCGAACCCTCATCGGATTGCTCAAAACCACCCTCTTCTTGAACGTCTTCTGGCATTGGCACACGCTGTGGTGCCGTGTCAGGCGCTTCGTTTTGAAACGAGTATGGATCACTCGAAGACTTGCCCATGAACGCGTCCATAAGCTCATCTACGCTATTTGTTGTCTCGGTTACGTTGCTCATTTATAATGGTTGCGGCTTGCGCTTTGTTTTTGATCTTGTCAAGTTGAGAACCAAACTTCTCTACTTCGACACGCTTACGAGCCTGTATCGCTTCACGATCAGCCGTCTGTAAGTCGCCTTGTAGTCGCTTGATTTCTTCTTGAGCCTGCTGTAGCTGACCTTGTAGATTCCTAACGATTCCAACACGTTCCATAACACCATCGGCATCAGCCACGTCTGTCTTCTTAAGGATCTCTACTTGGTCAATGATTCCCATCTGATACAACTGCATATAGTATTCCAGTAGGGCATATCTGTTTGTAGGCAGAATAGATCCAGATACAACCTGCACGTCATATTGCCCAACCGACACATCATTCACTCGTTCGAGCACTTGCCCGAACTCGTTCATTACGGCTTGATTGAGCACCGTTTCCTTCATCATATTGTTGGCTTGAAGTATGCGTATCGTGCGCTCTTCGCTGTACACATACGGTATCAAGCCCAACACAACTTTACCTAATTGAGTAAGTGCGCCTTCGACATCGTCAAGCTTACTTTTAATCCGTCGCTGTCCATACTCCTCAATGGATAGCGTTCCTCTATAGGTTTCAGGTGCTTGGCTTGGGTCTCCCTGCTGTATAGCGTAGACTCCAAGCTCTCGTTCAACCATAGATATGAGGAGTTGGAAATGGCTGAATAGCCCAGCAGGAGGAGCAAGAGGACTGACCACAGTTGGCTGCCCCATCTCTGCATCATACTCGATGATTGCGCTACCTGCTTTTGCAAAGTCTTGTTCGATGACTCTCTTATCAACACTGCCTCTAGGAAGGAATACTTTGACATTAGTACTGTTAGCAAGATTAGCCACCAACTGCATATGAAGCTTGTTGATGCTGTCTTGGAATGGACGCACGAAATCAATATCACTTATCGGATATGGATCACGGTCGTGTCGTCCTAGGATAGGCACAATCGGATACTCGTCAATCGGCAGGTAGTAGCTACGATATAGCTGACCACCGATAATAATTACGTGCTTGATCCTTGGAAGACGCACGGGTCTTGCCTCCATAACGCCATTGTCGAGTAGCACTTGATGTGGCATACTCTTGATGATCGCAGGCTGCATTGGGATCATAGCGCCCGTCTGGGGATCCTGCTGTGGCGGTATTTCTATAAGCCTTGTTTCGGGATCTTCCGTAGGCTGTGCCATCTCAAAGAGTTCGGCACCATTACTTGCTGTATCTACAGCGTAGATCTGTTGCTGCCCCGTATTCGGATCACTAAACACAAAAGCTGGTGACTCCATCAGCTGTGCAAAGTCATCGTACAGATCTACCTTTTCCTCACCACCAGACATAGAATGGTGTATGTAATCAACCTTGACCTTGCTGTAACGGTCAATAACTACATAGCGTCTGTGGTGGTTGTCATACACACGGTCTCGGCTACGACTCAGATCGTCAACCTTCGTTGAGACAAATTCCTCAATGTCATCGTGTGTAGTTTGGGCTCTGCTAAGTATGGCCTTGGAATCTGGCCACATACCTAATACTTGCTCACCCGTAAGAAGGTGCTCTACGAGCACATGGCTTGCGTCACGGAACAACCTATCACGACTGTTCGGATCAGGCAAGACCTTAAGTGTGTCAACGGCTACAACCTTGATGTCGCCCCGATTGTAATCACTTTCGGGATCAACGTAAGCCATCAAAAAGCCACGGCCCGTCATAAAGTAGTCATAGAGCGACTCTTTAAGCTGTGCATTGCCATAGCTGTTTGCCCATATGTAAGACATCAGATCGCTGATAGCGCGTGCTGTCTTAACGTCTGAGTCTTCTCGTGCCGTTGCTTGAAAGCCTGGCGGTCTGCCCGTCAATAGACTGATCGACAGCTCCATAGCTGGGTAGATCACATTGATCGGAACAGCCGCCTGTCCACGACTGGCTAGGGTATCTACTTGCTCTGCACTGAACTGATAACCGTGCGCGTAATCCTTACTCTCAGAAGCGCGATCTCCCCAAGCGTCCTGTGAGTCACGGTAGTGTCTGTGCAGGGATAACGTCAGAGTGACCTCTTCGTTTGAAGACGTGTCCTCTGTCTCTTCTACGTTATCCGTAGGAGAAAACTCTTCGTGTGTATTTGGATCAAATATCTTCTCCATTACTCAACCATCCAGTCGTAAGAGCGCTCCCTTACGATAGGTTCATCTGTATTGTTACGAAAGTCGTGATCACCATATGGTGGGAATGCACCTTTGACAGCGTAGAAGAAAGCATCGAGGGTATCATCGTGCTTGCCCCTTGGAAAGATAAGTACCTCATCAGCGAACTCACTGTGTGCCTTCTTGATGTATACCTTCTTACGAGCAAACATAGGTTGTAAGCCTTCAAGCCGTTGAACCTTACCCTTGCGTGGTTGGTTCTTGATCGCAAGCCCAGGTATGTACACGCCTTCCAATCTCGTGAGATAGTCACGTAGCATCTCTTGGTAGCCTACGGTTTCTATCTGAACCTTGGCTGGCTTGTACTTTCTGTACCAATCCAAGATAGCGTCAGCTACGTCCATAGGCTTGATACGCTTCCTTAGGTAGTCAATAACGTAGACGTTCTTGTCTTCGTCCATACCTATGACCATAATGCACGTGTAGTCTGCAGTAGCTCGAACACTACTAGCAGGATCAACACCCATAAAAACATTAACGGGGGTTTTTTCCTTGGTCTGGCTGTCGACGATGTAGCCATCGGATAAATCTCCTTCATAGTATTGCAGGTCGTTTTCCCTAAACAGCTGGTCACTATCGCCAATCACTTCACACTGATACTCTCTGTAGAAAGCACTTACCCTACCAATCGACTCCAAGCTTGCCTTCTTCTCATACAGCCATTCAAGACTGCGCATCTCTGGCCATAAAGCCAAGTCATTCCCATCCTCATCCTTATCAATAGCCTTGTAGGATAGCGTCATCCAGTCAGGCATCTGTTTGAGCGTGAATACCACACTGCGCTCTTTCTGTGGCGTACCAATGTTTACCACCTTACAATCCCTACTACCAGCAGGTACAAGCCCTTGAAGGATCCAGCGCAGGTTGTCTTCCATACGCTCTACCGTCTTGGTATTCTCTTCGTCCTCAGCGTCATCCAAGATGATATAATCGGGACGCATACCATCAATGTTCAAACCACGGACTTGTTGGCCCATACCACGACACACAATCATACTACCGTTAGATAGCCGTATGATGTCCTCACGCCAAGCCTTTGCGTTAGCAGCACCTTGATACCCAAACAGATCCTTAAGGTGTGGGTTGTACTCAAGCTGGTTCTTTATGGTCGTAAGCAGGTTAACCGTATGGCTCCTACTCTTAGATACAAGCAGGATGAACTTGGGACTAGGGCGCTTCTTGTTTCTTAGATCCTCACAAAAGATGCGCCAGAGCGGGAATAGCAATGCACATAGCGTACTCTTTGCGTGACCACGGGGCGCAAGCACATTAAGTTGCTTGACATCCAAGTTCGTCATAGCGTCTATAATCTCCCTATGGAACGCAGGACTTTCCGTCTCAAACAACTTGGGAAGACAAGCTTTGGCAAAGTACAGCGGGTCTTCCACACAACGACGCTGCACTTCTTGTTTTAGCATACTAGCTTAGGCTAAAATAGCGCTTCATAAAGATATACTCTCCCGTATCATCATCGGTAAACGAAGTAGACGACTCACCTATACCACCAAGTATTTCATTAGCTATAACAGCAAGCTCTACAATGTTAGCGCCCTTATGTGCCTTAAAGGCAACACCAAGACACAAGAACAAGTTTTCTGGATCAGTGCCCCAAAACTCTTCTATTTGGATTTCGTGCATACATCAAGATAGAACTGCTTTCCACCAAGCTCATCCATAACATAAGCAAAGGCTTCACGGCTATTGGTAACTGCCCACTTCTTATTAACATAACCAAGATCCATACCTGGCGCTATACAGCCAGCTAGGTCATCCATGGTATTGCCTCTGTGGATCAGTATGTAGCTTCTATCTGGCACATCTAATACCTCAATGGCTTCATAGCCACCACGGTAGTACTTCCTTGGCTGACAAGGATACGTACCTTCTGGTATACAGCTAACCGTAGGCTTGTTATTAAGCCAGGGTCTTTCAACCGTGTATAGCGTCCTACCACTAGGCAGGATCAGCTCACCGAATACACCTACGGGCGTGTGTGCAAACCGATTGAGGGTGACTCCAATCTCCATATGAGTACCGTCTTGTTCTCGTCAGCGTTCACAGAGTGAACCCTAACACCTACAACATTAGTACCCCTATACGATAGGTTGCCACTACTAGTTACTTTGGAGCTGCTTGAAATAAAGTCTTCTTGTTCTCTGCTTTCCATACATCCTTGGCCGTACGCTTGTTTAGCAGTTCTAGGTTATCCTCGCTTGTCACAATCACATTCCACTTTCCTACATCCACAGCGATACGTCGGTGTCCATTCGCTCCAATAAACTCCTCCCGCACCACTGCTATTTCCTTCAGATCCTTCACCATCACTATATCCCCGTAGCGTAGCGTTGGTAGGTAGTTCCTTTCCTTCTTTCTCACAAATCAGACCACCGATAAGGCTAGCGTAGTTGATAATATCCATAACCGCGTCCTCTGCGCTTTCGTTATCAAGCTTGCCAACCACTCCATAGTTGTTAAGGCGCTGGATCTTGTCCATGATACGAATGAGTATACCCTTAATAGGTTTCACTCCAATGGCTTCAGCCGTACGAAAGTTGGCAAAAGGATCATCACCCCTTGCGTAGTCATTGCCCTTCTTGATCGCAATCTTGTGACAAGCCTCAAACAGCTTCTTCTGATACAAGTAAAAGTTACTCTTATTCATTGGGCTTGGGCTTTACGGTTCGTCGCCCGCGCGTAGCAGGTTTCTTGGGCTCAGCTTTCGGCTCAGCCTTAGGCGCAGGTTCAACAGGCTTCTCTTCAATAACAAGCTCATTGTTGCCATCAATAACCGTCCTTGAGTTGGTCATAATAATCACCGACCCATCTGGCTTCTTAACCAAAGCCACGGGCCCATCAAAGACAACCATCTTGTCTACTGCGTAGGCATTACCTGCCGAATACAATACAACCTTACTCGTCGTATTCAAGTGGATCTTCTTCGATCTCACGGGGTCTAGTCTCTTTGTCATAGGATAGCGCATCGCGCCGTTTAGGTTCTATCTCGTACTCAGCATCATCTCCCTCATCAAGTAGGTGATCCCAAGTAATCTGCGCCTCAACTTGTGTGGTAGTCTTGTCAGGCTTCATGTCCAGCATATCCATAAACCTTCCATTAGCCTTCTCAGCTACCGATAACTGCCCAGCATCCATAGCATCATGTATGATCTTCTGATGGGTCTTAATCACAGTATCAACCGTAAGCCCATTCTCAGACATAATCCTAGCCAGCTCTTCCTTTACCATACTCTTGGTCTTCTCTTGTTTCAGTAAGCGTTTAACGCTGGCTGCTGGTATCTTCTGATCGGGTCTATACAGCTTACCAAGCATATTATACTGCTCGGCAGACAGTACTCCCCCCGATTCCATCAACAACCTAGCATATGTCTCTACGACCCTTTTGGCCCTAGACATCTTAAGCTCTTGATCTATCCAAGTCTTATTCGGTGACGAACTATTATAGTTTCCCGTATCTAGAAATTCCCTTGCCAAAAGCTTGCCAGCCTTGCTCCTACGAACCCATTTCCTACAATAAGGAAGCACCAAACACCACTCTTTACCCGACTTGGTATCATAAGGCCCGTTTATCCTTATGACCTCAGCCACATAATCATCATCAGATACAACCCAGTCACCAACAGTAACGCTTACGTCCCTCCAATGCTTATACCCACTCTTACCATCACCTTGCTTACTGTCATCTCTTACAGTAATAAACTCCTCTTTCGTATAAACTACGAACTCCTTGGTACCGCCCCTTAGCTTACGTCTTACTAATTCTGGCATATAATCCATTTGCCTGTGATTCAGCCAATATAGGCTAAATACAGCTTCGCTTCTTAGCTGCAAAGGTAACGCAAGAAAACGTTACATCTCCTATGGTCAGATTTACCTCCATCTGAAGGGGAATTGCGCCGCTTTTTGGTCAGCGAAAGCCCCTTTTCAGCGCTTTCGTCTAGGATATTACCCCTAGATTGACACAGACGCACCCAAAGCAGCCCCTTGATAATGATTACTCAACTATTAGGCGACCCATTTGTTTGGGAGATGGCGCAATATACGCTGTCGGAAGGCGCTGGTTTCGATGTTTCGCTCTCTTTTATCACCATAAGCTAGGTGCCCACCCCTTCAAAATTGAAGGACACTGGGAGTTGGAGATATAACAGTTCCTTTCTCGCTTGGGCAGGGTGTACGGGGGTCGATTTGGTTGAAATTGCCTACCGTTAAGTCGTTGCTAACGTTGGACTTAGTGCCAC